TTCTTCATACAGAGCAAGCCTTGCTTCTGCTACATTGGCGTAGGTCTGACTATCAGGAACTCCTACAAGTTGACTAGGTACACCAAAACATAAAGCTATATCTGTTGCACTCATATGTTTTAGGTTTAAGAAATCCATATCCTTTGGACTAAGACCCATTTCTTTCCAGTCAAAATCTCCTTCTAACAATAAAGGTCTGCCTGCATTATTAGCACCAGTAAACCTATTATTCATATCAGTTATAAGTTGTTGTCTTTGTGATTCACTTAGATTAACTGCAAAGCCTGCATCATCTTGTGGTTTAAATACAACTGCACCACTGGGTCTTGCTCCGTTTTGCAACAGGTTGACATTGTGTTTACTTGACATATTAAATTGATCAACTTCAACAGCAGCAGCACTCATGGGGCTTAGACCGTAGTAATCATCTAAAGGATTCCATAGCTTAATGTGTTTAAGTTCGCTAAATCCGTTTTCTTGATCTATAAGATAGCTATTGGCAACTCTACCATTAACCATGTATTCATACTTCTCAGGTATAGGCTTACCACTGCCCTTAATCTGTATGCGGTCAGGTCTTAGCTGATGCAATTCTTTTGGTGCACCCATATCAGAACCAGTCTTTAATATGTAAGCATTACCACTAAGTAAGACATAACCGAATAAGCTGTTAAAGAACTCGCTGTAAGATTGCAAGGGATTAGGTCGCTGTAATAAATCTATAAGTGGATGCTGTTCTATGATTTGATCGCCTGCTTTTATAATAAAAGGCACTGCACTAGCACCCTTGCTTATCTCATTAACACATCTGTAAACAATTGCATTTTTAAGATAACCTTCTTTTGCTAAGTCTGCGTATTTATAGGTCTTGCCTTCTTCAGTGCCGACACCGAAGTAACCCATCATGTTTGAATTTTTTTGTTCAACTGGTTTATTGTTAAACAATCTTTGTAAAAATGTTTGTTCTGCCATTAGCTTATTCTCCAGTTTACTTCACCTTTAGATTTGCTTAATTCAGTAATACCCCAAACTAAAGCATCTAATCTATCAGGACTTGGTCTTGTTTCTCCTATATAGCTACACATTTGTGATTCTAATTCAGGAAAATAACCTATGTGATGAACTCGCCTTTGCTCATAAAGTGCTGCAATCGGCTCTGCTCTTATAAGTTTACCTCTTGTTGCCCTTACAGACCTATAAGGAATATTTAAATCCATTCCTCTTAATAGTCTCTCCACCAAATCACCGCCATTATTTGTTTCTGCTACAATTCTGTCTGCACTCCAATCATAATAACAATTTATGGCTTTTTTAGCCCAAGCATCAGGTGAATACTTACCTGTTGCATCTTCTAGTACATAATACTCATTATTATGGTCTTTGCCAACTACCACAATACCAGTCTCATCTGAATCTTCATTATTAGTAACAGCAGGGTCAATAGCAACGATAATTTGTTTTAATTCTTTTTCCGTATCATCGGGCAACCTAGATTCGTCTATTAGTTGGCTTGTCCATAAAGCACCTTCTAAATTTTCAATTATTTCTGCATAAAGTTCTTGCCTACCAAGTGTTGTGCCCTCATATTTATCTCTTAACATTGCCAATGCACTTTCTGCTAAATTTGCTTCATTTTCAAAAGTATTGCCTGTGGTAACAGCAACATCTTCTCTAGCAACTAAATCTCTAATAATTTTAGTAGGTTTTGGTGTAGTGGTAATAATACACTGTGGATTTTTTCCTAGCCTTAAACCAAACATCAATTGATCAAATGCTTCAGGATATCTCCATGCTGCAACTTCATCACACCATGCTCTGTGAAACTGCGGACCACGAAGCCTTTCAGGTTCTGATGCTGCATAGCCAATAATTTTGCTTCCGTTATGCAATCTTATTTCATTCATACTTGATGAATAGCCTTTTATATTTTTTTGTTCGCTTAAACAGTCTTTGGGAATAATTGACACTAACCCACTTGGACCACCAAAACATACTCTCCTAAGGTCTCCAGAGGTCGGTGCTACTACTGCACATATAGTATTGGGGTTTCTTAAGGCATATAAAGCAATATCTTGTGCACCAGTTCTAGTTTTACCCCATCCACGACCAGCAAGAATAAGCCAAATATAATGTGGTGTGTCTTTAGGTTGTAGCTGTTTTTCTCTTGCTGTTTCTAACCAACTAGTGCGTAGGTCTATCGCCTTGGCTTCTGCGTTGGTCTTCAACTGAGTCAAGCAGTTCCATAGCTCTTCTGAACGCGTCTGTGTTTTCGTTAACTGTGGCATCTATATTAAGTGTAGCTTCTCCTAGAGCAAGTTTTGCTAATCGTTGTGCAGTAACTGCCATATTAGCAAGTGCGTTTAATTGTGAGGGCGGAAGTCCTTTTTTACCTTGTTGCATATCAGTATTATTACTTTGAATTACTTGCCCAAGAGTTGTATACAGAGCCTTAGCAAGATTTATTGAATTATCATCAAACCTTATGGATTCTTTTGCCCTAAGTTTTATTCTGTCTCTGTCTAGTTTATCTGTATATTCTTGTTGAAATTGATCACGCTGTATTTTCCATTGCTCGGTTCTTGCAATTCTGTAAATTGTACTTTGTGCTACTTTATATTTTTTTATTAATTCATCTAATGTAAATAAGACTCTTTCTGAGTTTTCATCAATACCTTGTACAAACTCATTTCTTATCTTTAGTTTTAAAGTATCGGTTAATTTAGATGTCTTTGTTTTTTTATTCATTATTTCTCATAATTTACAATCATAATATTCCAAAAAAGATTATAAGCAAAGCATATATGATAAATATTACAATAAATATTCCAAAAAAGGTTTACTTTAGTGTAATGTCCATATAATATGTATATAAATTAATAAATTGACAGGAAATAAAATGAAAAAAATCCAAACTATCTTAATTAATCCATTTGATCAAAGTCTATCTTATGTAGATATATCAGACTCAAACATACAAGATTATTACAAAGTTATGCAATGCAGTTGCTTTGATATAGTTTCTCTTGGTGGTGGTGTCATTATGTATGTAGATGATGAAGGTCTGCTTAAAGACAATATGTACTTTAAACTTGGAGAAGAAAACTATGCAGGTATATCAATACTTGCTAACGAAACAGATGATGGCGGTACTACAGACTGTATGTTAACCATAGAAGAAGTTGCTAAAAAACTTGAATGGTTGCCTGAGGGTCATAGAGAAGAACCATTCATGAAATTTATACCATATAATTAGGAGATACACATGCATTTAACAAAAGAAAGACTAGAAGATATACAAGCAAACATAGATGAACAGCTTGTTTGGGAATATCTAAGAATCAGATCAGAATTAAAATTATCATTATTACTAAGCGGTTTTGTTACGTCTGAAAATTTAATTCCTATTCTTGAAGAATACATGAATTATAAAAGTGAGGAACTACGAGACGAAATAGATAAAGATAAATTAAGTTTGTGAAAAATATAAACTTTGAATTTATTTTTCATGGTTTGGTAATTAAAACTATTTATACACCTAAGTATTCTGTTTATGCAGATATGCGTACAGATCATATTGAGTTTCATGTAGAAAATAACACGCCTATACCATTAACAAAGACTGGCTACAGATCAGAGTTTGTAAATACTAATAAAGATTTTACCGTAGAAGAGATCACTAATTGGTTTTTTAAAGAAAACGGCGAAGAACAAGGGCTAGCACTACAACCCACATTGTTTTAAATATTATTCCAAAAAGGGTTTACAAGCTTGTGGTTTTTTTATATAATGTACCTATATTAATTAAACAAGGATAAAATGATAAATACATTTCAACAAGCAAAGTCTAAGTTCTTAGATAAAGTACATCAAACAAATCTATGCCGTATACCACATATTGCTTATTCGTCAGAGCGTATGGGTGGTTGGATATTAAGAGACTTGGACAATATGTATATTGGTTGGGTAGGCAATAAAGGTGATATTACATGGGTAGATTGTAGAGAAACTACACCCAGCAATGTTTCAAGAATAAATCCTTTAGGTCTAGGCTTTGACGGAATACAGGCATGAATATATTTTATTTAGCTAGATGTCCCATAAAATCTGCAGAACTTATGTGTGACAAACATATTGTAAAAATGATCTTAGAATCAGCACAGATGCTCTGCACAGCACACCACATTAACGGCAGTAAGCTATCTTTGGAAGATATATATAAACCTGCTTATAAAAATCATCCATCTACTGTGTGGGTGAGAGAATCACCTAAACATTACGATTGGTTGTATATACACTTCCTTACACTATGTAGCGAATATACAAGAAGATATGGCAAAACACATATTACTTATACAAAATTATCTTTTCATTTAGCAACCTTACCTTTAACATTTTCAAAAAATACATTTAGATCACCGCCAAAATGTATGCCTGACATATATAAAAAAGGTCATACTGTTTATGCTTATCGTAAGTATTATGCTAATGCAAAAAAGCATTTTGCTAAATATACTAAAACACCAGTACCATATTTTTTTAGGAGTTCTTATTATCATGTTTAATGTTGGAATAGTAGGTTTTGGTTTTGTGGGACAAGCTGTTTGTAATGCTTTTGATAGCAAAGCATGGGTTGTTGATCCTGCTATTCTTAATAATGATATAAGTGATTTTTATAATGAGAA